GCTGAGATTGCATTCAAATGGGCCACTATGTATTCTGCATTTGTGGTTATTGATATCACTGGTGGTATGGGAGTATCTACGGCAAGAAAACTTCAAGAAATGGGTTACCAAAACTTATATGTTGAAGGTGTTAATGCCGCTGATAAGTGGAAATATAATCCAAAAGCAATGGAGAAGATACCAGGTTTGAACTTTAATAGTAAAAGGGTTCAGATTGTTGCAGCTTTTGAAGAGGCATTGAGACATGGTTACGGAGTACGTTCAACTAGATTATTACATGAGTTGAATACGTTCGTTTATGTAAATGGTAGACCTGACCACTTAAAAGGACAACACGATGACTTGATTATGGCAATGGCTATGGCAATATATGTTGGTGAAAATTCATTCTCATCATTGGAGAAGGTAACAGAACAAACAAAGGCAATGGTTGATAGTTGGATGGTACAAGAAACTCCGATAAAGAATCCTGTTAATGATTATAATCCTACATTAAGTGCGATGAGAAATGACCCATATGGTAGACCTCATCACGGTGGTGCGTCAAAAAGTGATTATGAAAACTATTTATGGTTATTCGGGGGTAGAAAATAAAAGATTTAATTATTGTAGGAAATTACTACTATTTATATAAAAACAAGAAATGGCTGAGAATAACTATACTGTATGGCAGAGATTAACCAAAGTTTTTGGTCCCGATTCTACATTGGACCAACAGCCGCCTGTATACAAATTTGATAAGAAGGAGTTACTTAAAACACCTGACAAAAATGAGTACGAAAGAGAGAAACTTCAAGCTCAACAAACTCTATACCTTGGTCAACAATGGCAGAAGGTAGAAAATAACTTATATACCCAAGCCGTTTATTACGAGCCAACGAGACTCGCAGCATTCTACGATTATGAGAGTATGGAATATACTCCTGAGATTTCTGCTGCACTCGATATCTATGCTGAGGAATCTACAACAGCAAATGAGGATGGTTACATCCTTCAGGTATATTCAGAAAGTAAAAGAATCAAATCAGTCTTAACTGATTTATTCAATAATAGATTGGACATTGATACCAACTTACCGATGTGGACAAGAAACACTGCTAAGTATGGTGACAACTTCGTATACTTGAAGTTGGACCCTGAAAAAGGTATCATGGGTGGTCAACAATTACCAAATATTGAAATCGAAAGATTGGAAAGAGGTATGAAGTCGGCACCAAGTCAATACGGTGTACAACAACCAAGTGGTGAATCAAATGAAGAGGTATTGAAATTCAAATGGAAAGTAAAAGACATGGAATTCAATACGTGGGAGATTGCTCACTTTAGGTTATTGGGTGATGACCGTAAGCTTCCTTATGGTACTTCTATGTTGGAGAAAGCCAGAAGAATTTGGAAACAACTTATTCTATCAGAAGATGCGATGTTAATCTATAGAACATCAAGAGCACCTGAAAGAAGAGTATTCAAAGTATTCGTAGGTAATATGGATGACAAAGATGTCGAACCGTATGTACAACGAGTCGCCAACAAGTTCAAACGTGACCAGGTCGCAGACCCTTCAACGGGTAATGTCGACCTACGTATGAACCAAATGGCTGTAGACCAAGATTACTTTATTCCTGTTCGTGACCCTAACGCTCCGAACCCTATTGATACTTTACCAGGTGCGCAGAACCTGTCAGAGATTGCGGATATTGAATACATCCAAAAGAAATTGTTGACGGCACTTCGTGTTCCTAAAGCATTCTTAGGTTTTGAAGAGGTTACGGGTGAAGGTAAGAACTTAGCATTACAGGATATCCGTTTTGCGAGAACTATCAATAGAATTCAAAGGTCTATGATTCAGGAGTTGAATAAGATTGCAATCATCCACTTATATATCTTAGGTTTTGAGGATGAATTACAAAACTTCCAATTGGCATTAACTAACCCATCATCACAAGCTGACTTGTTGAAGGTGGAACAATGGCAACAGAAGATTCAATTGTATCGTGATGCAACTACTGACCCAGGAAACGGTATCTTACCTGTTTCATCATCATGGGCTAAGAAACATATTCTTGGATTCTCTGATGAGGAAATCAAACTTGACTTACAACAACAACGTATTGAAAGAGCGGTTGCTGGTGAATTGGAGAAAACTCAAGAAGTTATTATCAATACTGGTATCTTTGACAATCTTGACAAATTGTATGGTCAAAAAGGTACAGCACCTGAAGGTGAAGCTGATGCTGAAGGAGGAGACGACTTCGGTGGAGGAGACGACTTCGGTGGTGGTGGAGACTTCGGAGGAGGTGGAGATTTCGGTGGAGACTTAGGAGGAGACTTAGGTGGTGAACCTGCTGGTGAAGTTGAAACTGGTGGTGAACCTGAATTAGCTCCTGAAAGATTTGTTAGAAATAAAGACTTAGATTTAATCTTAGAAGATATGACATTATTTGGTCAAGACGAAACTATTGACCTATCTAAAGGTAGAGAGTCATTAGGTGAGATGGAAGAAAAGTTGAACCAGTTACTCAAATAGTAATATTTATAAATAAAACAATTATGAATAAGTTCGGTGCTATAAAATCAAAGATTGAAAGAACGTTAGTTTCTACTTACGGTAAACAATCTTTTAAGTCTAACCTTCAGGGTTTCAAAAAAAGAATCTTGGGTGACAAAAATTTGGCTGAAGCCTATTACCTTTATGATGAATTAAGTTCACAAAAAGGTTTATCTAAAGAAGTTGCTTCGGTATATGTAAATGAGTCGTTTGAAAAGTTAAATGATATCATCACAAATAACAAAGAAAAAATTGAAGAATTATCTAAGTGGGTTAATGAACTTTTAGATGAATCTGTTGAAAATAATTACGTAGATATTGATAACGTTATTTACGAAAAATCTTTAACTAAATTGGAAGCAGTTGTGGAATCAAAATTAAAGATTCAGAGAACACTTTCTGAAACAAAGATTGAAGACGTAATCAAAGAATCAGTAAATCTACCATTGTCTACAATGTTGAAAATTGCATCGAATACTTTCAACAAAGAATATGAAAATATTAGTGAATCAGAGAAAGAGGAATTGAAAGGATTATTATCAATGACTAAAGAGGAGATTACTAAAGAAATGACTGAATTAAAAGAATCAGTTATTGGTAAACTTAAATCTACTTTAACTGAAAGTACTGATACAGAATTAACTGAAAAAGTTAATAATACAATTTCTAAAATTAATGAAAGTAAAAACGATTTAGTTTCATTATACAAACTCAAACAATTACATTCAGGTCTATAATAAAAAAAGGGTTCAGTCTTCTGAACCCTTTAATTTTTCCACATACTTGGCTTTCTGTAATTGCTTTCTTCTCTTTGTGGTTTTTTTCTCGTAGTATCTTCCATCCCTTAAATTATTAAGTTGTTTGGTCTTTATGACCTTATACTTATAATTCTTGAGAGCTCTCTCAATACCACCTTTTTTGTTATCTACTTTTACTACTATCATACTTGACTATTATAATAAATAGTTTTTTTAAGTCAAATTTTGACTGAGGAGGAAAAGTTTCTTATACTTTTATCAACAAATAAACGTGAAGATATATGAAGAATATATGAAAAAAGGTAAAAGTTCGAAATTAAATATTTTCGAAAACGCTAAGTGTAGTTATGGAACTGTAGATGCACAAAACTTAAAATCAATTTATATTTCAATTCAATCATGGATTGAACCAACTGTTGAAAGTGACAATTGGAACAGAATAAACGGAAACTTAAATCGCAACATTAAACATAACTTATTAGAGTGTGTTGACCCATTAATTTTTGAAACACATAATATTGTAGATTTAGACTTAAGAACGAGTGGTATTCAAATGGGTAAAAAATCTTTCATGAATTTAGAGGTTACATTATTTGTAAAAGAACACATGGATTTCAAATCAATTATTTTGAGGGACCGTGTAAAGAAAATATGTAAATCAATCTATTCAGATGAATTGATGTCTTCAGATTATTTTACGTTGTCTAAGACCAAAACGAAAAAGAAAGAATATTTATCTTAAAGACCTTTTTCGTGAAAATCAAAATTACAGAATCACAACTACAAAAATTAAGAAAGGTCATCAGTGAGGCTAACACCGCCATTGATGACCTTAACAATATTATTAACCCGTCTGATTTCACAGTAAATGAGGATTTTACTGTAGTGACTTTTAGAAATGTAATGTTAGAAGGTGATATGGAAGATAATGACATTTCTGTCAGGGTCATGATTGATAAGATTTTATATACTTATGATGGTGAACAAGACGTGACTGGTTTCGCATCGACTTGGGCCCTCAAAGACGTTTATTCAGGAGAAGATTTACCATTAGGTTATGTTATCAATAACAAAGTTGCTGAAGTGATGAATAAAAAATATACAAAGTATATTGGTGTAGAAATAAGTGAGTGGGACATCATCATAGAATAATCCCCATTTCTAAGTATTTATAATAAAGATTTATTCATATGAGAGTTTTAGGACCACAAGATACAGGGAAGGGAATATTGATTGAATGGGATGCAGGATATGTAAACCCACACGATAGCCGTAATGCTGAAGTTATCAAAGAATCGTATGGTCAGTTGGACCACTCGAAACCATTTGAGTTTTATGCTGTATTACAAAAATTCGATACACCAAACAGAAACGGTCGTGTCTACCCTGAAAAAATATTAAGAAGAGAAGCCGAAAGATATCAAGGGGCTATCAATAAAGGTTTATCCATTTCTGAGTTGAACCACCCTGAATCATCATTGATTGATTTGGACCGTGTATCACATCTTATCACTGATATGTGGTGGGAAGGTAATACATTAATGGGTAAGTTAAAATTATTAACTTCACCAGGTTTCCATGATAGTGGTGTTGTTTCGTGTCCTGGTGACCAAGCCGCAAACTTAATGAGACAAGGTGTTACTATGGGTGTATCTTCTCGTGGTGTAGGTTCATTAGCTAAGAAGGGTGAAAGAAACGAAGTACAGGAAGATTTTGAACTTATTTGTTTTGACCTTGTATCGTCTCCATCTACTCCAGGTGCATACCTTTTCCTTAATAAGGACGATAAGGGTAAGTACGAAGAAAACTTAGAAGAGGAAAAAAGACCTGAACCTGAAGCAAGAATTGATGGTGGAATGGGTGCATCTATTGACTTAATGAGAAGATTATCCGATTATTTAGGTAATTAAAAATTTTATAACCATGGATGAGAAATATTTCGTAGCAAAAATTCAGTATGACCTACCTGACGAGAATTCAGGAAAGATTAAAAAAATCAGAGAAGAGAAACTTGTAAAAGGATACAACGTAACAGAAGTTGAATCTAAAGTTACTAAGAAATTCGAGGGTTTCCCACATGATTGGAGAATCACCGCATGTGCTGAAAGTAAAATCGACGAGGTTTACGAATAACAAAAACCAAACCAAAAAATTTAAGAATCGGAGGGTGACTTCCGATTTTTTTGTGCCCTAATATTTCAAAAATGATATTTTTTGTGTTTTCGTAATATTTATAGTATACGAATAAATAAACATTTGCGCAAAAAGTAAAAAATGGCGAACGAAACTAAAAAATCATTAGTTGAAGAGGCACTACTTCAAATGAAAAATTTGGAAGAAGCCGTAACGGAAAATGCAAAAGGAATACTTGCTTCTACAATGAAGGAAGAAATCAGTGAATTAGTAAAAGAATCGCTCTCTGAGGAAGAGGAGATTGAAATGGTCGACATGGAAGAAAGTTCAAAAATGGAAGAAGGGTCAGAAATGGCTGAACAAGAAATGGAACTTGACATGGAAGACGGAGAAGAGGAAATGGACATTGATATGGACATGGAATCTGATGAAGATTCAGAAATGGAAGACGAAGGCGAGGAGATGGACATGGAAGACGTAGAAGATATGTTGATGATGGACTTACCTGGTGATGAGTTGGAAGTTGATGATGAAGAAGAAGTTCTTTTACCTCTTGATTTAACAGGAGCATCTGACGAGGAAATCTTAAAGGTTTTCAAAGCTATGGGTGAAGAAGACGGAATTATCATCTCTCAAGATGGTGACGATGTTGTACTCAAAGACGAAGAAGCTGACGTTGAATACAAAATCCAAATGGAATCAGAAGAGAAAGAGGAAGAAATGGCTGAGGAAGTATCTGAAGAAGATATGGATGAAGTTGTTTACGAAATCGAAGTATCTGAAGAAGACGATATGGACGAAGAGTATAAAGAAGAGGAAATGGCTGAAGGTAAGTACGGTATGAACAAAGGTGACGAATACCACAGAAAAGATGTGGATGGTCACGAGGAAGAAGACGGTAAGTACGGAGCATTTGAATCTGAAATGAAAGAAATGTCTGACAATGAAGCTGATATCAAGAATGATGAATATCATATTGAAGATTTAGAAGATGACATTAAAGACCGTGAAGAGAAGTCTGAAGGTGAAGCTGTTGAAGGTATGGTGAGAAGTCACGCTGCTGGACAGAAAGCGTCTTCTGACAAATCTAAAGGTTTACCAAGACCTCATTCAGTACCAAACAAAGCTCGTTTGGGTGAAGGTACAGAAAAAGAGTTACAACAACTTAGAGAAAAGAATGAAGAGTACCGTAAGGCACTTAACATCTTCAAAGAGAAGTTGAACGAGGTTGCAGTATTCAATTCTAACTTGGCTTACGCTACACGTTTGTTCACAGAGAACACTACCACTAAGCAAGAGAAAATCAATATCCTCAGAAGATTCGATTCAGTAGAAACATTGAAAGAATCAAAAGGTTTGTATAAGACTTTGAAAGAAGAATTCGAAAGCAAGGAAGCTAACACAATCTCAGAATCTATGACTGAGAAAGTAAGTAAGACTCCATCTAAAGGTTCATCAGCAAATCTTATCGAATCTAAGACATATGAGAATCCACAATTCATGAGAATGAAGGATTTGATGTCAAAAATAATAAAATAAAATAAAACTTAAAAATTACTAAAAATGGGAGCATTATTAGAATCAGGTCTAGTTGGTAACATCGGTCTTAAGCACTTGAAAGTTATCAAAGAAGACACAATCAACAAATGGGACAAATTAGGTTTCTTGGATGGATTGAAAGGTCACTTGAAAGAAAACGTGGCACAATTATACGAAAACCAAGCGTCTCACTTAATCAACGAAGCAGCAAACGCTTCTGACTCAGGTTCATTCGAAACTGTAGTCTTTCCTATCGTTAGAAGAGTATTCTCTAAATTATTGGCTAACGATATCGTATCTGTACAAGCTATGAACTTACCAATCGGTAAATTGTTCTACTTCGTACCTAAAATCCAAAACAGAAACTCTGATGGTACACACGTAGCACCATTCGGTGCACCTAACGGTCCATCTACTTCAGATTCAAACTACGGTAGTGGTAAGAACTTGTACGACCGTTTCTACGAAGGAGAAACTCCAAATTCAGACCCAGCAGGTTTGTTTGACTACTCAAAAGGTGCTTACACAGCATTGACTGACACATTGGTTCCAGTTAAATGGGATGCAGGTGCATTGGTAGCAACTACTTTGGATGACGTATTGGGTGGCGCTTCTGCTAATGTAAGAAGCTTGTTGTTCGCATTGTCAGGTTTCTCTAACGCAGGTGCTGGTAAATTAATCGGTCCTGATGGTCAGGAAATGGATAATGAAGACTTCTTGGCTTCATTGGAAACTTACTTTGATACAACTGATGATGTTTACTATAACTTCAGAGTAGTAACTCAGAAATATGGTAAAGGTATCGTACAGTATGGTGAAGAAGTAGCAGCACCATTCCCAGGTTCAGGTCCAGGTGGTAAGTATGACGACATCTGTGATGCTAACGGTATCATCTACTTAGAGTTAGACCTATCAACTCCAGCAGCTATCGGCTCTACGTCATTAGACGGTTACACAGGTACTACAGTTGCTTCAGGTGCTACATTCACAGCATCATGGAGAAGATACGAAACTTTAGAATTCGAAGATAAAATCGGTGAGGTATCTTTCGACCTTGAAGCAGTTACTGTTTCTGTAACAGAAAGAAAATTAAGAGCACAATGGTCTCCAGAACTTGCACAAGACGTTTCTGCATTCCACAACATCGACGCTGAAGCTGAATTGACAGCTTTATTGTCTGAGCAAGTGGCAGCGGAAATCGACCGTGAAATCTTAAGAGACTTGAGAAAAGGTGCAGCATGGTCACTAAGATGGGACTACAACGGATGGAAGAGAGTATCTAACGGTTCAGTTAACTACAACCAAAAAGACTGGAACCAAACGTTGATTACTGCGATTAACCAAATCTCAGCTCAAATTCACAAATCAACTCTTAGAGGTGGTGCTAACTGGATTGTAGTTTCTTCTGAAATTTCTGCAATCTTTGATGACTTGGAATACTTCCACGTATCAAACGCAGCACCAGACCAAGACCAATACAACATGGGTATTGAGAGAGTAGGTACGTTATCAGGTAGATATCAAGTTTACCGTGACCCTTACTTCCCACCAAACACTGTATTGTTAGGTCACAAAGGTTCTTCTTTATTGGATACAGGTTACGTTTACGCACCATACGTACCATTACAGTTGACACCTACAATGTATAACCCATTCAACTTCACACCAATCAAAGGTATCATGACTAGATACGCTAAGAAGATGGTGAACAACCGTTTCTACGGTAAGATTACAGTTGATGGTGTTAGAACTTTCGACTTAAGAGAATTGAGATAATCAATATCTTATATGATACAAGAAGGGGACCATTCGGTCCCCTTTTTTATTTCCACGGTTTTGGTCTATAGTCCTGAGAGACTATCATTTTTAGAATATCCCTTTCTACTCTAAGGGGTTGAAATTCGTCACCGTCAGAAGGATGGTGACCTTTAGCCATAGCTCTACGTATAATCATTTCAATTTCAATTATACGTGAATTCATTTCTTTTTTGTTCATGTCAGTAATTTTTAGGCAAAATTTTTTAGAGCATAAAAATGGGGAGTAAAAACCCCCCATTCCCAACTAAACTAAAAATTATTCCTCCGTTTTTACTTCAGGTTCGCCAGTAGCTTCCTGAGGCTGACTAGAAGGATTAGTCAATGTTCTAATTGCTTTTGATAATGTTTCAGTTTCTTCCATTCCATAAGCACCTCTTGTTTGTGCTGCTCGTGTTGCTTGAACCAAGATATATAATCCTTGGTCAGGGGTCATGTTAGAGATGAAACTATTAAGGTCATCCATGTTGTTGTAGTTGATTGTGTTAAACAACTGTCCAATTGGTTGAGGACCTTCTTCTTGTGTTGTTTCTTCTTGTGTTACTTGGTCTACTGTTTCTTCAGTGACTTTAGTTTCTTCGGTTTTTTTAGTTTTTGCCATTTTTGGAAATATTGTTTTGTTTATCTATTTCTGAATATTTATTAAATGTATATCAAAAGTATACGATTGTCAAGTTATGAGTAAATACATTTTAAGTGAGGATTTAGCGGTTTGGTTCGGAAAGAAGAAGAAAAAGAAAGGTTCATCTCAACCTAAGGGTCCGTGGGTTAATATATGTAAGAAGAAGAAAGGTGGGGGTCACCCTCCTTGTGGAAGAAAAGATGCCGATGAGGGTGGATACCCTGTATGTAGAGGAGCTGGTGTTGCAGGAAAGATGTCACAATCAGAAAAAGACTCAGCATGTCGTAGAAAAAGAGAAAAGGAAAAGAAAGATACTCAGACAGGTAAAGGTCAAAAGCCGACACGTATCAAAGTAAAAAACTACAAAAAAGAGTCTATCGACCCTAATTTGATTCAGAATGTATTACAGGAATTTATTCAAGTGAAAAATACCATTTCTGAAGATTTACAATATCATATTGATAATAATATACCATTGAGTGAGAATATGTTTAGAGCGGGTTCTCCAAAATACTTTGATGTTATTAATGAAGCAAGAAAGTTGAGAGAAAAAGGACTTTACGAGAATGAATTGGACAATGAGATATTGGATAGTGATTTGGGTAAGTTCTTTATCTATGAAGGTGAAAGATTACCTTTAGATTTCCCAATGGTTAACGAAGCTGAGTATAAGGGTAAGAAAGTAGAATTAGGTAAACCTAAGAGTGGTGGTTCTAAGAAGTGGTATGTCTATGTCCGTAATCCTAAGACGGGTAAAGTTAAAAAGGTGAGTTACGGTTCCCCTGTTATGACTGCCAAATGGAACGACCCTGAGGCGAGAAAGAGTTTTGCTGCAAGACACCAATGTGAAAAGAAGAAGGACAAAACTAAGGCAGGTTATTGGGCGTGTAGAGCACATAAAGATTTTGGTAAGAATGTACCTGGAAGATTTTGGTAATGGTATACGAACAGGAAAATATCAGTAAGTATAAATTCAAGAGAGTATTCACTGAAAATGTGGACTCTGAGGAGTTGGTATGGCACAGAGATACAAGTGACCGTAAGGTTTTTGTTGAACAGAGCAATGGGTGGATGTTACAAATGGACGAGGAACTACCTCAGGTCTTGCAAGAGGGACAAACTTATATCATACCTAAGATGGTGTATCACAGGGTGATTAAAGGTACTGGTGACCTTAAAATTACCATCGATGAAGGGTTCAATAAGTTTAGAGTGCCAAAAGTGGTAAGAGAATCGGTTAAGAAGAACTTATATAGAATTAAAAAGTCAGGTGTTGATACAAAAATAGCCAATATGATTTTGGAAAATCAGTACGTTCCAAGAGAAGTATTAGAAGAAATCAAATCTTTTTGTGACAAACCATACATCACAGAAAATAGAAACCCCCAAAATGATAAGAACAACATGACTTATCTATCTTATGGGGGTCTAAAGGGTTACGAATGGGTAATCCGTTCGTTAGTTTAATGAAGGAGTAACACTTAATGGTTTTGGAGTGACCATATAGTCTGAACTATATGCTTCAGGCATTTCTTCATAGAAATAATCTTGAGCTCTCTCAACACAACTTGCACTAACTTCCATTAGTACTTTATCTCCTTTCTTTAATTGATAGGTTGAATAGGTATATGACATGACACAAATAATTTACAAAATACAAAGGTAAGAAAAATTACTTACCCGAACAATACTTTCCTGAACATCTTTTTTCACCGTCCAAACCAGGCATCTTACCTTTACATACTTGGACTGCGTATCCGTTAGCGTAAGCTGAGGGGTAAACCTCATATTTCGCCTTTGCTGCGTTTTTACCACGTGAACATAGGGTGGTGTCTTTCTTCTTTTTCTTTTTTTTCTTCTTAGACTTTTTCTTTTCGTCTATAACTCGTCTAACGATTTGTTCGAGTTGTTCCTCTGTGATTCTTATCTTTCTCATTTCTTACTTACGATTTGGAATTGTAGTTCTCTTTTATAAGTATTAACTTCCCTGTCGGTGTTCACCTTGATATCTATAAAATATTCATTTGGTATCTTATCTGTTGTGTCGAATACGAAGAAGTAACCGTCTGCGGTTCTATTGATTTGTGTCCAATCTTGGACCTGAACCTCGATGTTACCTTCTCTAACATAAACTCTGTAGAAACATTCTACATGTTTAAGTACTTCTTTGGCGGTGTAAGCCTTTTTAAGGGTTACATTGACTTTTCTAATGTCAGTATTAAGAATTTTTTCATTTTGTAGGATACCATTGAAATCAAAACCATAGATAGATGGTTCTTCAGTTCTGGTACCTATCGTGAAATAATCCTCGTTCTTAAGAAGTACAAATTCGTTTTCAACAGATGTGATTGACTCACCGTTGTAGTTTAATTCTCTCCAGTAATCGTAATACATACAAGGTACATTAGTTGAAGAAATTGCAGGAACAGTAATTTCATAAACACCCTTAGTTCTACTACAACCTGTTAATGTGTAGATTACATCATCATTCTCGTCGATGATATCTACAACAGGGTCGTTGTCTAAAGTAATTGGATTACCATTTACGTAAGCGTAAAGATATAGTTTGTTAGAAACACCTTCATAGAATGTGTATCTATCATCTTGGATTAAATCGTTATAATTTGTTTCCAAGTAAGGCTCGTAGAATGTTTGTGTGTGACGTGAGAAGAAACCAACTGAATAGTTCTCAGTCATTCCTGTGATGTTTTCCACTTCAGGAACAAATGCAACACCCCAACCTGAAACACCTGTAATGGTACCGTCTAATATACCATTGATTTCATCAGTCATATCAAAAGCAATATCTTCATTACCGAACTCAAAGTGTTGAGTATCCACAATTGTTAAACCATCATAGTTAAGACCACTTATTGGGTTACCATTTTCATTGTCGTAAATTCCTTCTTGTGACCAATTTTTAATTGTCGTTCTTTGGAACCAACTTGCTGGTCTATCTGAGAATGCTTTGTTACCTTCAATAACATCATTGTAATTGTAGTAGTCTTGACCTACACCTTCGTCCCATGTTTGGACATCACCTGTAGAACCAGATACTTTAGGGATACGGAATAATACTAAGTCAAATGAAGTTGCACGTCTTCTACCGTTAGACCACGTTGAATTTAATAACTCCTCATCGAATGATGAGGTATTAGTCATTCTTAATGTGTGAGTCATACCTTCAGTACACCCTGTAGATATTTCACCATTGGCTAATTTATTTTGTAAGTCTTCTAAGTCGACATCAAAGATAAAACGAGAGTATCCTTTTGGTGAGTTTAGGTTATCAACCCTACCAAAGAATAATTCAACAACAGGGTTTCTACCTGTGTTGGTATAAGAATTGAAGATTAACGTGTCGTTACGTTTGAAATATGACTTATAAATTGACATTATTCGTTTTTACTATAAATACTTAGTTTATACGAATATTTTTATTTAATATCTTAGAACTTGCTTCAAGTAACTCTTTTAATAAATCTTCAACACGCGTTCCATCAGAACTTACAGGTACTGGTGGTAACCCAGGATATGGATGAACGTGAGTAACCAAATATCTTACAATCAATTCAATTAATGTCATAAGTTCTTCACCTCTAACAACTGAGGATGTTTTTGGTTGTATTTCATTAACCACCGTTGATTGGTCAATACCATATATGGTGTCCTTTAAGTTAATTTTAGCCTTGGCTGGGTTATTAGCATCGTGAGATAAAAGATATAATTGATTTGCACCCACAATACCCACAGTATTTTCTTGGTTTAGAATCCTCTTAGGACGGAACTGTTCCTTTTCAACTTTAGTCGGAACATTGTTTTTACCTGTCTTATCATAAATTAATCCGAAACCTCTCAAATTATTAATAAATTCACTAGGCTTAATTAAACTATATAAAAGTGTTAGGTTAGCAAAAGAAACGGGGTCACCATTGTCCCTATTTTGTTTGTTTGCACGATAGTAAAATGGGAATTGATTATTGATGACCATATCAGACTCCATTCTACCTTTCATAACACTTTTAATAAACTTATTAATTTTGATTGCCACTTCAGGCATGCTAAGGGCATTAAATTGTTCAATATATTGAATTCTTTTGAACTCCGATAAGTCAGTATTATTGGTTATAGATGTTGCCATGGTAGTTCCCGACA